AGGGCAATGGCGGCGCCGCGCCGCCCGCGCCGTTCGATGACCGCGACTGGTCGGAACGCGCGTGATAGAGGAAATCAAGCGCGGCATGGAGCGCGCCGTTAGTTCGATGGACGGACGGGAACGCTGCCCTAAGTGCCAATCGATAGTCGGAACAATGCGCTGGGATACCGGACAGCAACACGTCTGCCCTAACGAATGCTTCAACTTCATACGCTTCGAAAATTCGGACGCTAGGACGTAATCACATGCCATTTCCACCTGACGGCGCTACGTTCAAGAACATTTCCGCCACCACAGCCGCGTTCGAATTGCAGGGCGGGACTTATGGCGTGTTCGTTACAGCGACATGGGGCGGGGGGAACGTCGCATTAAATGGGGTCGGACCCGACGGCTCCACACTTGCGCCGGTAATGACTGCACTTACGGCCAATGGGTATGCGTCCGTAGTTATTCCAGCCGGAATGTATAAGTTCGCAGTGACCACGGCAACCGCTGTTTACGCCTCAGTTTACCGAGTTCCGCTGCAATAGCCGTTCGGAAGCCGGATGCGAGGGGAGTTAATTTCGGCGTAAAGCATAGGCATAAAGCCCAGTAGATCCCGTCCTAAAGCAGCAAGCGCAACGTTTAACGTGTGCTGATAACTTGTCGGCGGACCATATAGCGGAACATACGCCGGTTCCGGTTCCGGGTTTATGTCATTCTCAATAAGCAGTTCGCGCAACCGTTCGTTTTCGGTGCGCAGCATAGCTATCTCATCCATAGACGTGCTCCTTTCTAGTTGTAGCGCGTAAACGTATACGCCGGTTCTCCGCGCGTTGTCAACCACAAACCGACTTCGGCGGTCAATCCGATGCGAATACGCCTACGCCGTGCCTAACGCCTAAGCCTGTGGACGCGCGACTAAAGACTTTCCGCCACGGCTGTAAATACCGATCAAGTCAAGACCTAAAGTAGTGAGACGTTGACGGTATACGTTTACTTACAGTTTAGCGAGAAATCCTGTGTCCAATACACTTTTGACTCCCAACATGATAACTAAAGAGGCCGTTTCTCTTTGGGAAAACACCAACCTGTTCGTGCAGAAGATCAGCCGCCAGTATGACGATCGCTTTGCGGTGTCGGGCGCGAAGATCGGCGAAACCCTCCGCATCCGCCTGCCTGCCGACTACACCCTGCGCGTAGGGACCGCGGCGTCCGTTCAGGACACCACGCAGACCCAGATTACGTTGCCGGTTGCGACGCAGTATGGTATCGACCTGTCGTTCTCGTCGCAAGACCTGACGATGTTCATTGACGATTTCGGCCCGCTCTACATCGAGCCAGCCGTGAACATCATCGCCGGCGGCGTTGCGACCGCGATCATGGTCGGTTCGGAAGGTAACGTCTGCAACTTCGTTGCGAACGTTGACGGCTCGAACAACATCCTGACGCCGAACGCGACCACGATCACCACCGCCCGCGCTCTGCTCGCGCAGAACTCCGCGCCGATGGCCGATCGCATGCTCGTTGTCGATCCGACCACCAACAGCCGTGCGGTTGGTTTCTTGGCCGGCCTGTTCAACCCGGTTGCGGAAATCTCCAAGCAGTATCGCGACGGCAGCGTGTCCAACGCGCTCGGCTTCACGTGGCTTGAAGATCAGACCGTGATCAAGCATACAACGTCCAGCTACAGCGGCACGTTGACTGTAAACGGCGCCGGCCAGACCGGTAACGTGATCACCGTCAACGCGATCACCGGCGGCCTGAACGTCGGCGACATCATCACCTTCGCCGGTGTTAATGCCGTCAACCGGATCAACAAGACCTCGACCGGCACACTGCGCCAGTTCACTGTGACTGCGCCAGTTGCTACCGGCGGGACTTCTGTGTCGATCTTCCCGGCGCTGACGCCCGGTGCGGCCGGCTATAACCCGACCACGGGCGCGAACGCCGTGCAGTATCAGACTGTCACAGCATCGCCCGCCAACAGCGCCACCATCACGGTTGCTTCCAACGCCGGTTCGACGTTCCGCAAGAACATCGCCCTGATTCCGGAAGCCGTAACGATGGTTGTGGCTGACTTCGAAATCCCTGCGAACGTGACTGGCTCGCGCTCGATGCAGGACAACATTTCGATGCGCTACATCGAGCAATACCAGGCGCTGACCGACTTCTGGGTCCGTCGTTTGGACGTGCTTTTCGGCTGGGTGTGGATACGTCCCGAGTGGGCCGTCATCGTAGCTGACGCCATCTAGTCTAAGCGGGCGGGGATATTCCCCGCCCGTCATTACTTCCAGGGGTTTTCATGACCGTCTCTGCGCACAAGCAAATCGTCGTCCCGTATACGTTTCGTGAGTTCCCGAAGATGATCAAAATCGACGGCCGCGAAGTCATCGTTGAGGACGCCGAAGAAGAAGCCGCCGCATGGGACGCCGCCGGACTCGTGCAGCCGAAAGAAGAGTCAGTCGAAGATCTGGCCGCCCAAATCGAGGCGCTGAAGGCAATGCTTGCGTCAAAGGGCGCCGCCGTTGACGAGCGCAGCGAAATGATCGCCGAAGCCGCCAAGCGCGGTATAGAGGTTGACAAGCGCTGGTCCACCGAACGCATTCGCGCCGCGCTGGCGTAACCCATGGCGCAACGCCCGTTAAGCCGCACCGACACGATCGCGCTGCGTTCGCGGGCGATCGAGGCGGCATGCGCGTTCTACAGCGAAAATTACACGCCGCCGATGCACGAACTCGCGGAGCGCATCGCGTTCTTCGAATTGGTGCTGATGGAAGGTGCGGATGCCGCGGTCGCCGAGTATCCAAAACCCGTCGATGCCGTGACGAAGCTTGCGGCGAAATTCAACGTGGTCTCATGACCGTAATAGCAGTAAAAGACGGCGTCATGGCCGCTGACAGCCATGTTTTCTCGGGCGGGACAAGGCACATTCTACCTCCAGGTCAGTCAAAGATTTGGCGCTCTGTAAGGTATGGCATCGTCGGGACTTGCGGCGACTCAGTTGACGGACAGGCAATCCGTCGCTGGGTGGCTGATGGTATGGACTTTTCAAATCCTCCGCAGTTGCGCAACAAAATAGACGATGACGAATCTGTCTGCTGGCTGTGGCTCAAGCCTGACGGAACGTGCTGGCGGTATGGCGCCGATATGCTTGGATACGAAGTGTCAACGCCGACTGCGCTTGGATACGAATCCGCCTGCATTATGTCTGAAACTGCCATGGCTTGCGGGTTGACCGCGGTTCAGGCCGTTGAATTAACGATTTCTCGCTGCGTCTGGGTAGGCGGCGACGTTCACAGCGAGAGTATCAGATGAGCACGCCGCTAGACATCATCAATCGCGCGCTGAAGAAGGCCGGCGTGCTCGGTGTCGGGCAGACCGCGCAAGCTGAAGACGTAAACGACGCTTTCGACGACATGAACGACATGATCGCCGGCTGGAACCTCCGCCGGTGGATCGTATACAACCTCGTTGATACGTTCATCACGTCAACCGGCGCGATGTCGTATTCTGTCGGTCCTGGGCAGGCGTTCAACATACCGCGGCCGGACCGTATCGAAGCGGCGTTCGTTCGGCAGTATGTCGGTGTGCAAGGAACCGACTATCCGTTGCGTCTAATCGAGGCGCACGAGGATTACAACCGGATCACGCTGAAGTCTCTATCAACGCTTCCGTCGCACGTTTTCTATGACAGCGGGTTCCCTACCGGAACGCTGTATTTCTATCCGGTGCCGACCGCGTCGATTTACGAACTGCACATCACGACAAAGAACGTGCTGTCGAAGTTCACGTCACTGACGCAGGCGATCATTCTGCCGCCTGAGTATAACGATGCGCTGCTGTATAATCTCGCGGTGCGCTTGCGGATTTCTTACCAGCTTGGCGCAGATCAGTCGATCGATCGCCTGGCGAAAGCGTCGCTGAACACGATCAAGAACGCAAATACGCAAATGCCGCTCCTGCGCATGCCGCCGGCGCTTGGCGGACGTGGCTCCCGCTACTCCATCTATTCCGACAGCACACAACCGTAAGGCGAACGTCCATGGCTTCATTCGACACAAACCTGGTCGGCGCGTCCGGGCAATCCCTGTCTCCCGACCAAGTTCTCGTTGCCACTGTCGGTTCCGTGCAGCCGGTGCAATCGCTGCGTCAGATCGCCGCATGCGCCGATCGGCATGACTTCAGCGGGACGGTGTTCGCCGCGCTTGGCGACAGCATCAGCGCGCTTGCCGGTATCACGTCAGGCGCCACGCAATATCCGCCGACGCTGGGCTATCGGACGGCCGGCGTAACGGGATACGCAAGTTGGGTTGCTGCACTTTCGAAGCAGCGCATTACGGTGGAACCGATTTACAACAGATCGGTTTCCGGCCGGGTTACTGCTGATATGCTCGCCGCGGTTCCGGAAGTTATCGCACTTAACCCCGACTGGTGTTTTGTCGAAGGCGGAACGAACGATATCGGTTTCGCTTACTATCCCCTGTCGCAGACGCTCGCGAACCTTACCGCGATATATCAGAAGTTGACGGCGGCCGGTATCCGCATCATTGCGATCCCGGTTACGCCGCGCACGGCTCCGAGCGGGTTCACCACCGCGCAGAACGAACAGGTGGCGTGCGTCAACCGGTTCATCCGGCAGTATGCGAAATACAACGGAAACATCGTTGTCGCCGATCCGCGTCTTACCGCATTTATGAACGTCGCCACGGGAAACCCGGCGACCGGAATGACGTCGGACGGACTGCACCCCAACGCGCAGGGCGCATACAACTGGGGAACCTACCTGTGGACGCTTACGAACGCCGCCCGCACCGACACGCCGGCTGTAGAAGGTAACTGGCTGATCATCACCGCGGCGTCGCTCGTCGGAACCGTAACCGGAGGACCGCAGGATCACGTTCAGCTATTCCAGCAGGTGAACCTTCCAGCGGGCATCAACCCCGGCGACTACTGCGAAGCGATGGTCGAAATCGACGTCAACGCGACGGCGGGCTTCAACGGATTTGACGTCGATATCGGTATGAACGACGGCGTAACGACGTGGTTTTCAACCGGAATGGGTCCGGCTTCGAACAGCAGTGCATGGGCGCAGGGAACTTACCGCGTTGTTCTGAAGACACCCCGCACCCTCGTTCCGCCCACAGTCGGTGCGACACAGCGCGTTATCCAAGGTTTCGTCAACGTTTATTTCGACACCACGCCGGCGACAGGGACAGCAACGGCCGTGATCAAGATCGCGTCGCTGTCGGTTCGCAAGGTCACTTAGGCCAAGTCTCGCCGGGTTCGATCATTCCGGCCCATTCGCCGGAAATGTAAACTTCATACGGCTTACTTCCGAAGTTTCGTATCGCCCATGTGTCCGTCGCAGATCGCGGCGGAATTGAAATCGCAAGCTTTCCGGCCTTGCGGATCAACACCGGTTCGGTCCCCACGTTCCTTACCGTCATCGTTACTTCCTTTCGTGCCGAAACGGCTTGTTAAGCCGCGACTATAGCAAATCAAGCCGCAAACAGCAACCAAGGAAACTTCACCATGCCGTTCCCTCTCGCTACCCTTCCAGGCGGTTCACTTCAGCCGGGTTTCCGCAACATCGACGGTAGCGACATTCTGGCGCTTCTGTCGGGCAAAACCAGCTTCACCGGGCTGTCGCTCGTCGGTTTGTTCGGAGAGTCCGCGTCAGATTCACTTACCGCGCACGCCGGCGGCGGGCAGGCTTCCGCGCTTGTGCTCACTTCAGAACTGAACCGCGTCAGCACAGTTGCGACGTCCGGCGACAGCGTCGCGCTTCCGGTGTCGTTCGCAGGCTTGACAATCATCGTTGAGAACGCCGGCGCCAACCCGATGCAGGTTTACGGCGCCGGGACCGACACCATCAACGGTGTTGCCACCGCAACCGGCGTGTCGCAGATGGCAAGCAGCGTCGTGATTTACACTTGCTACACAGCGGGCGCGTGGTTCGCCA